ATTGATGCAAAAGAAAAGCGTAAAGGAGCATTGAAATGAACAACCCACCAGCATTTCCAGTTTTGATTGTTGACCGACCAGAAGAACTAACCCACTTCAACGGCATGACATTGCGTGACTACTTTGCGGCAAAGGCTATGCCAATTTATTTGCAGCGATTTGGCTCAAGTGAGGGATTTTCACAATTGGAAACTTGTATTTTAGTTGCTGATTGGTCTTACGAAATGGCAGACGCAATGCTTGCCGCAAGGGAGGAAGCATGAGCGATATTGTTCAACAATCGCCTGAATGGTTTGCACAGCGTTGTGGGAAAGCCACTGCTTCTCGTATCTCTGACATTGTTGCCAAGACTAAGACGGGTTACAGCACAAGCAGAGCAAACTACATGGCACAGTTGGTAGTCGAGCGCATGACTAACCAAGTCGGAGAGTCTTACTCAAATGCCGCTATGGAGTGGGGTGTCGAGAACGAACCCTTTGCTAGAGCCGCATACGAGGTTAAAACAGGCAATACAGTCGATCAGGTAGGTGCTATTGACCATCCAAGTATTGCCATGTCTGCCGCCTCTCCTGATGGGCTTATTAGTGACGATGGATGCTTAGAAATCAAGTGTCCGAACACCGCCACACACATTGAAACTATTCTTGGTAACGAGCCAGCAAAGAAGTATTACGACCAAATGCAGTGGCAAATGGCGTGTGCAAAGAGAAGTTGGTGTGACTTTGTGAGTTTCGACCCACGAATGCCAGCACACTTACAACTGTTTGTCCAAAGAATCCAGCGCAATGATGTTTACATTGCAGAACTGGAAAGTGAGGTTGTCCAGTTTCTCAAAGAAGTGGATGACAAAGTGAAAAAACTCAATGAAATTAAGGTGTAAATATGGAACAGCGCGACAATAGTGGAGTACTTTTTGCTAATGACAAAAGGGAAAAAGAATCACATCCTAATTATAAAGGAAACATTAGGGTTGATGGGAAAGATTATTGGATTTCTGGATGGATTAAAGAGGGCAAGAACGGCAAGTTCATGGGACTAGCAGTCAGCCCTAAAGAAGACCAACCACAGCCTCAAAGCAAGCCTAAAGCCAAGATTGAGGACATGGATGACGATATTCCGTTTTGATAAAAAGGGGTAATCATCGACATCTTGTATATGTGTAATCTACAGCGACCCCTAAGAATTTGAGTTGTAGATTATCCAAGCCATCCAACCGCAGGGTGAATATACTGAGGCGGTGACAGTCGGAGAGACGACAATGTGAGTGAACACTAACTTTGATAGGAGTTAATATGACTTTGAGTTTTGAAAAACGCAAACAAATCTGGTGGGATTGGCATAAAGAGAATCCACAGGTTTGGCAGTATTTTGAGAAGTTTGCCCTAGAAGCAGTAGGACTAGGGCGCAAAAAGGTCAGTCACTGGCTGATAATCAATAGAATCAGGTGGGAAGTCACCATAGTCACAACAGGTTCAGACTTCAAAATCAGCAACGACTACATTGCTTTTTATGCCCGACTCTGGCAAGCTAAGTATCCTCAGTACAAGGACTTATTCAACACAAAACAGATGATTGGAGAGCCAAGATGATTGAAAATGTACTTAACATAATCACACTTTTGGCAATTGGTGGAGGAGTACTCATACTTGGCGTATGGGTCTTCCTCCACTTCTTTGACGATTAAGCCATCAGAACATCAATGGCAGTCTGGGTTCGGGCAACCCTGTCATCCAAACCATGTGTACCGCCATTGATTCTCTTGGTCAAACCCGTCATATCGTTGGAATCGGCAAACTGATTCAGCTTATTCTTGTCCCAAAACCACCCTGCCGCCAAAGCCGCATATTGTGGCGATCTCGACACCAAGTCAGGGTCTTCCAACAAATCCACTCCCAAAGCCTCTCCACAAGCTCTGTAGTTGTCTTTGCCAGTCAACTGAATCAAACCCCTTCCACGGTACTTAAACCCTTCTCCAGAGGCTTCGTTTCCATTGCCCATACGATCAGCGTAGACCTTGTTGGCAATCTTCTCAGGATTGCGGTGATAAGGTTGCGCCACATCCAAAGATGGGAACCGCTTAGGCCAAACCTTAGTCAATCCTTCAGCAGAATAGTTCAGGTTTTCTTTGAGAGCAGTGAATCCACCGCTTTCATGAGCGCATTGCCCCAAGAAACAAGCCTGTCTCTCAGGTGTTGATATGTCGAAACGATCAAAAGTTTCATTGATTGCATCTATCCACTCCTCTGCCTTGATAGGCGTTATCTTTAATGCTTTGGCTAACTGTTCACTGTTCATTTGCTCTCCTTCTGGTTAATCATCTCTCTGACTTGGTTATAGGTTGCGATACAGGCGTTGAGCTTTCTGGCGGTGAGGTCGGCTTCGTCTGTGATGGCGAGAATATCTCTAGCAACCTCTGGCTGAAGTTCGGCTGTTGGGGGGTCAGATCGCTCGGCAACGGGGGCATCTGAGGCGGTTGGTAAGGTTGGGCAGGAGGGCGTTTTGACAGGAATCCGCAACCTGAGAGCACCAGAGTTAATGTCAGAATCACGCTTTTGAATAACAATTTTTGCATTCTTGTTTGCCTTTACCAGTTCAGTTGCTTGCTTTTGCACCGCTGTCACCAGTGCCTGTTCCTTTTGCCTAGCTTCTTGGTTCAGTCGGGCAATCTCCATCTGCTGTTTGGCAAACTCGTCTTGCCCACCCTTGTAATAACCACCGCCATAGGCACTCAGCATCGCCACTAAGATGCCAAGAAGCACATACGGGTTCAATATACTCATTCTTTGGCTTCTAACTTTGGGTCGCTGTCAGCGTCAGCATCAGCCTTGGCAATTGCCTTGGCACTGGCTGAAACAGCAGAACGACCAGCCACACCACCCAAAACACCAGTCACAAACACCATAATGGTGCTGATTTGCTGTGTATAAACCTTGTCAATCGGAGCCATGCCTGACATTGGCTGAGTCACATAGGTCACAGAGTACAAGAACATACCCATAGAACCCACCAAAATGATTAACAAGGCAAATATCACCATTGCCCAAATCCTTACCTCAATTTCTTCAGCAGTCATGCGAGTGCTAGGCTTGTATCCAACTGTAGGCATTATTTTTTCTCCGCTTCAGGTTTAACAAGTTGCTCTGGACAAGTGCCAGTCGCAACACAAACAGGGGGCTTGCACTCCAAATTATCCCAATTGCGAGGGTCTTGGCAAGGATACCTAAACTTGTCATCGCAACCTGTTAGCAAAACCAACAGTATTGACAAACCCCAAATGCAATAGATGTTCATTTCTCTTTCTCCCTATCTTTTTGTTCAACTTGTCTTCTCAACTTCTCAACCTTTTCAACCTGAGCCTTAGCCTCATTCTTAGTCTCCAAGATGTCAAGATAAAGAAATGCCATCAAAGGCAACAACAAAGCAATCAGTACGCAAGCCGCAATCCAACCCATCACTTCTTCCCCCAATGGCTTACGAACACGAACCACATCCACAGGTAAAGGAGGAATATAAAAGTCACCACCACTGCCGCCAGCTTTGCTTGTAGGTTTCTTTCCTCCTCTTTGCGTAGCCATCGCTCTTGCCTTTTAATTGCCTCTTGCCTCAACCTTGCCTGAGTCTGCTCCTCCTCAATCTTGTCCTTCATGCTAAAGACCTCTGAGTACAGTGCGCCCATCTCAGGAGGGCTTTGATACACCATGCACTCACGAATCTGCACCACCAACGCATCCATCTCTTGCTGTGCCATCACCCTCTTTAAAGCCGCTTCCATGTGGTTTTGGTCAGGGTCATAGACTGTCAAACTTTTTTCTTCTTCTTCCCTTATGTGTGCCGCTAATTGCTCTTGAAGCCTGAAAAACTCGGTCAGATTCTTGACAATATCAACTTTGACTTGGGTTTCGTCTACCGCAACAAACTTTTCCTTCTTTTTCGCCACAGGCTTGGGCGTTGACTGTTTTGCCTTGGGTTTAAAGAAGTTACTAAAGTTACTCCAAAATCCAGTAACTTCCCTATAAACGCCAACAGCCTCGTCAACAGTGCTCTTGACCTCCATGAAAGACTCTTTAGCCTGCTTGTACAGGTCACAGCCAGCTTGAATCTGTTTGACAAGTCCTGCGGCAAGGAGGCAAATGCTAATCGGGTCAATTTTGTGTCCTTATTCTTCTTCAACAACAGCTTCTTGGGGTCTAACCACTTCACTTGGGCTTGCTGTAGCAGAAACACCATAATAATTTTGTCGCAAAGCACCTAAGCCAACAGCCGTAGCAAATTTATTTACATCATCTGGAGTGACCATAGTCTTCAATTGGATTTCTTCGCCTTTTTTGGTAAAGAATTTTGTAGAAGCGTTGACAATTGCTTTTACACCATTCTCATCTAAGAACAATTTGCGTTGAGCATCTTTTGTTGCTTGATCTATGTTTTGTTGTCCAATCAATGAAAGAATGCGAAAGCCTTTGTTGAAGACGCTTGCAATTTGATTTACCAAAATGCCAGTAATTCTTTGAGGTGCTACACCACCCATTGCTCGTTGCAAGGCAGATTCTTGTTCTGTAGCGGCTTTACTGAAATTCAATTTACTAATGTCAAGAGTTTTAGACAATCTTGAAACATCAGCAAGTGCATTTAGATTGTTGTATTCGTTTATTCCAAATACCTTAATGAAAGCACTTGAATTTTTATTCAGGTAATCCAAAGGACTAGGACTGTCTAGCATTTGAGTGACCAAGCCATTTTTTACAGCCAAGAGGCTATTTTTCTGGTCACTAGGCGATAGTTTTTTTAGATCAACAAAAAACCTATTCAAATAACCTTTACCAGCAGAATCCGTCATTTTTGATACGATTCCATCTACGCCTCTCACATCGTAATCTTTCAAAAAACTTTGTCCTGCCTTAGTCATTGCATCTTTTGCGGCATCATCAATGGCAACTTTTTCAGAAGCTAAGTATTGCGATTTGAGCGCAGTATTAGACAATCTTTGTTTTAACGCAGGAAGCTGGTCAACAATGTCACTGTAACCACCATTTGTACTTGTCTTGCTTAAAAGATTATCAAGTTTTACAGGGTCAATAAACCCATCTTTGTTTAGGGCTTGGTTGTATAACTTTGACATGACAGACTTCTCTGCCAATGAAACACCTTCATCTCCTGCAACAGTTAAGAACTGCCGCATAGCAGTAGGACTAGAAGCAATCAAAGGAGAAATTTTTTC